GGCAGGCGCATTAGCCCTTGCCGCCTTTGCCGCCGCCTTTGCCGGGAGAAGCGGACTTGGCGGGTGTTGTTCCGTGCGTCATCTTCTTATGTGTAGGGGCAGTGCCGTGTCCCAGCTTGTGCGCGTCCGCTGTGCCCGATTTGCCTACTTTCGCTACAGCTACATTGGAGTGTGTTTTCTCCGATGGTGGCTTCTTTCGGCTCTGCTCTAGCTTCTTATCCTTAGCCTCGGCGCTGCGACGGGCGGTTCGTGATTCCTGCCCCTTTGTGCGGGCGGACTTAGGACCAGTCTTCTGTTTAGCGACTGCTCGCCCCTTCGCCTTGTCTTCCTTTTCATCCTCAGAGGCGTAACCTCCGGTGACTTTGCTAAGCGCATTGCGAGCAACAGCCTGAACATCAGGCATCAAACTTCTAGCCATAATAATCTCCTACATCATTGGATTGCCCGGACCACCCATAGGTGTCGGGACTGGTGGGGGTTCAATTCCGGGAGGCAGAGCGCCTCCAGCCATTGTATCAGCTCCAGCCATTGGCGGTCCCGCAGGAGGCATACCCGGCATACCGGGTGGTACCGCAGGAGGGGTCGCAGGCTGCGCTGGGGCTAATACATCGGACAACTGTAACAAGTCGAGTAGTTTAACAATCAACTTATTCTTGTCTACCGCTGGTGACTCCAACAACAGAGGCATGTACTGCTGAATCTTTTGGAGTTGGACAAGACGGTGATTCTCGGTAGGTGAGTATGGGATTGCGACGTAATCATAGTCAAGAGGCTGTTGACCCGGATCACGCTCATCTCGCATATTCAAAGTTTCGCGAGTTACTTCAAGGACATCTTGACTGTCAGTCAGGCGAATAGGCAGTTTAGTATCTACAGGCAGATACTCTTCGTAGAGCCCTACGATGCGCTGAGCCGCTGCGCGAATCATATCTTCAATCTGCTTTATTCTTCTTCCGTTTCGGGTACGAGTTGCCGTGTCCGCGAGCGCGACCTCCGTCGCAACATCGGCCACACCAACAACGCCACGACTGTATTGTGGAATGCCCAATATAAATTCGATTGCTTGATTGCTTCGATTACGCATGTCCGCAAACGCGGGCGTGATTCCCGGTATAGGTGTTTGTCCAATGATGTCTCCTAGTGGGGCATTCGCCTTGCCCTGTACAGCCACCATCGAGCCCGGTTGGTTTGCTTCCTGAAGTGCGGTCAGTATGTCCTCAGGGTTATCTGCAAGTGCCGTATTGACTAGCATAACTGGGGTAGAAGTATGGGCGTGCCAAAGCTCTAGGGTATCAATCTCGTTCAGTCGCTCTTGTAGAGATTGGATAAGCTTTACGTCTGACAAACCGCCAAGGTCTGTCATGTTCTCATTGAACGTCAGATGAATAAAGGGATTGCGTGTATAACGATAAGGAAGCTCACCCTCAAACAAGGGTTCCTCAACGTCGTCCAAGAAGTGGTAATACTTACCTTCACCTTCAAAGTCATACACCTCGTATACAGTTACCCACTTATACACGTCAGTAGACGCCTCGTTGATGTGGGTATGATTCCTAGTCTTGTCTTTTAACCACGTTGGGTAGCCTAGAAACTTAGCTTTATCTGCAACCTTATTGTTGTACGCAGACTTGTTCCCATCCTTCTGTTTCGCTCGACTCTTAAACTCGGCTTCAGTTAGAACGGTAACCTCAATCAAATACCGGATGTCTTCCCAACGAGCAGCGGACATATCAAAAAAGATTTGTCGTGGGTCAACAGTAAAGATCTCTGCACTATTCCTACGGAAGTTCCACACCACTTTAAGGAAGCCCCGACCGCAAAGGGCGACATTCGTCGAGGTCTTCCACAAAAGTGTGTGTAGCTTGTTCCGGCGGAACACGTCGTCGATAAGCGCCTCACGAAACTGAGCAGCACCTTTCAACTTATCTTGCCGTGCCATTACAGTAATCTTAGGATTCTGAGGGCAGATGTTGGCAATCATTGTGTCAATGTACGCATAGGGGTAGTTAGTCTCGAAGCTTATGCCTTCAGATAGGTCACCACCAATAGGGGTCGAGCCAGATGGTTGATCTGACGATTGACCCCAATACTCTGACACATACCAAGAACGCCATCGGTCCCAGTCCTGCCTCTCGTTGCGAGATTTAGTTTTATGGGTACGGACGATGCCTTGTATTTGTTTGCCTGAAAGCGGCATAGATTACTCCCTAATCTCTTGATGGACGGTATGGTTCGACCCTGTGTGTGCCAGCTACCCGCTTACCTATCTGGGTCTCAAACCTATTGAGACGAGCTTGATGGAACTTGTAGTCGGCAGGATCAGACTGGAAAGGATCGGATCTGAAGACTAGCCGTGTCGGGCTTGAGGCGAGCATCTGACCATGTTCTTCAATTGCTTCATTAATGGCTTGACCAACAAGCGTGTTGATGTCCACTTGACCTGATGTGAACTCGGGCATACGAATGCGAGCAACTGCTAGTCCTGCAATGTCCTCGGGGTTACCCTCAACTCCATCGGGGACAAGCGTTGCTAGCTTATCCCGGAGAGCGTAGAAAGCTTCTTCCCTACGAGGCGACTGTGTGCCAAGCCCTTTGCTTGAATGCGTGGTGTATAGTAAGGACTGTAGATCGCTCGCGACCTTCTTACCCCCTGCTGGGTTCGCTTGGTTTTCAGGAGCACTCTTGTCGAGCATTATCTCGGGGACAGCTATCTCTACTGGATTCTCTATCGCTGCCACGTCACGATAGAATTGATCTTTGTGGTACTCGGCCTCAGCGTCGGGAGACGCATCGCGAGCCTCTAAATCTGATTGAGGTGGTAACTCTTTGTCTACAACCCTGTCGGATTCCGCAAGTGACTGAGCGATGTCTTCTGCATAGTTACGACTGACCTCTGCCTCGGACTCTGAATCGATGGGCATACCAAACTCATCTACTTCGACACCTACGCGGCTACCTGTCTCCGAATCCGCAGCCATGCCAAACTCGTCTGTAGTTCTAGCACGGGGGTCAGAACTTTCATCAGAATCGACTTCTACTGGTGGAGCAAGAGTTCTAGACTTTTTAGCCACCTTCTCCTTTCTAGCTTCTGCCTCTGCGTCAGCTTCCTCTTGTGCGGCTTTAGCTTTAGCTTCGGCCTTCTTAGCTGCCGCTTCTTCGGTAGCTGCTCTAGCTGCTCGCTCTGCCTGACGACGGAAGAAGTCAGAAGTATTCCTACCTCGGGCAGTTCGTCGTGCTTGTTTCTTAAGCTCCTGCCTCTCTCCCATCTCTTCTTTAATGATGCCCATACCCTCAGCGGCATCCTTGAGGTCTTGTTCAGTTTCTCCAGTGACATCACGCGCAGTCTGTCGAAACTCTGGACGCATACGTCGGCGCTGCTGACGAAGTTGTCGAAGTGTCATCCGCTCAACAGGACCAGCGAACTGGGCCGCACGATTTACTTGGTCGGCCTCAAAAACTTTTTCAAACACATCTGGGTCTGCGGAACCGGCTTCGAGGACACTATCTACTTCAGGAGGTGCAGGTGTAGCAGGAGCCGGTGGGGCCACTGGAGCAGCAACGGGAGTAACAGGACCGTCTGGGCCTGCAATCTCGCCTTCTTGCTTGGTGCCCATACTGGTTGATTCGGCAACAAGTTGTGCATTTGCTCTTTTACGCGCCTCTTCTGCGTCTCGATCAACCTGTTGGTTTGTGTCGCCCTGCGTAGTTACTGCCATTATTGTGTCTCCTCGACCTTCTTACCAATGTAAGTATCAGGACGTTCAAAAGTTTCCATAGTATCGGAACCAAACTTATCTTGAGCCTTGTTCCGTTTCTTAACTTCGTTTAGTCGCTTGCGAGCCCTGATAAGAGCGGGAGTTTTTTGAGCACTCATTTCCTTCTCCTATACCGGCTTCTGCGCCACTTACGTTTGTTATCCTGTTTAGCTGTTTTTTTCCAATGGGACTGAACTTGCTCATAAGTCATGTCCCTAAACAGTAAGATGTTTTCCAAACCTTCGGGCGTTGATGACTTCTTATAACGTCTTGGTGCATTCCTAGCGCCCAAGCAAGCAAGTTGCAATGCAGATATTTTATCCCAGTGGTGTCGTTCCCTTCGCTTACCGGGTTTACCAGAATGCAACATCTCTGAAGTTATCGACCGCTCTACCCGTTTATCCTCACGATAGGAACCTAGTTGGTCTACCGTATCTTCATCATGCAGGATAAGTTCATCCTTCAACGCATCTTGTAGATACGACAACATCATGGAGATTGACTTTGTTGTGGCGGCAACACCGGGCTTGTAGGGTTTGTCGTAGTAGAGGTTTGGATAACCAGCATCTTCAAGTAGAGCCAAAGTAGCAACACCAACACCGTTACTCTCCACGACCACCAGTGCATTGTTGTACTTGCGGCCAATGTCGTAGATCTTCTTTGCGAAAGTAACTGGGTCAGTTGTGGCTCCGAAGGTGGCAACTTGGGTCCATTCTCCATCGTACACCTTCAGCACCTGAAACGATGCGTGATCTCGTGCAGCATAACCTGCTGGGTCAACACCCATTACATAAACGGCTCCGGGCTCCGGCTGTTCGTACTCCATGTAAGGTGCGACCCACGGAGTTAGCTTAGACTCTTGGTGCTTCTTAAGTAGTGTAGAGTGGAACACAGACCCAATGGATGCAATCCAACAACTAATGTCGTCAAAGGGATAGTAAACCCTAAATAGGTCTGGATTACGACGAATCTCAGCGTCCGTCTCAATCATTAGACGACGGAACGCTAGGTTCTCCTTCTTGAGACCTAAGTGACCATACTTCTCTAGTAGGCGGATCTCCTCCATCTGAAGCTTAGCATTTTTAGGCCACTCCCGTGCATTCAGTTTGCCATCCCAAAAAGGGAAAAATCCGTAGACCCAACGTCCAAGCCCTAGTTTTGCGTCTCGACAGTGGTCTCTCCACCATTCTGTAGATGGCTCAATAATGGGTGCCGGGGTAGATTCCAGAAGGACTAGCGAATGGTCACGGTTAATCATCGATGGATAGATCATCGAGAACTGGTGCCCCGCATTCCGCCAATAAGGAAGCTCGGAACCATGGAAACTATCCGGTGATTGACCAATACCTACTGCACCAGATTCTCCAGACAGCACGCGCATCTTCCCGCCGTGCTGAAAAGTCAACTGCCTTACCTCGCGGTTCGGTACCGTCCGTGCCCGTACAGGTTCTGGCCACTTGCTATGCGTTAAGTGGATACGACGGTGGAGGTATTCTGCCCGATCTCGGTTATCAGCAATACAAACATGGTCATGTCCGGGTGTATACGCAGAACGGACATACCCACACAGTTCAGCGGTTAAGCTCTTCCCGCCCTGTCGATAACCAAGAACAGTCAGCCACTTGGTCTGTCCAAATTCAGTTTTTGGTGGTTCGGAGTAGTACGAGACTACAGTCTCTTGAAGACGATTCGTAATCGCAAAGGGATCGTAGGGTTTCTCGTCACCCGTCTTTTGATCGATAATCTTGGCATAGGCCCGCAGACTAATCGCAGGATCACGGAGTGCATCTAGAGCTTCGTTTTCAAGAGGTAAATCCATCTCAGCCCGCGGTTGGTGACACGCCTTGGCCACCCATAGAGGCTAGGCGAGTACCCTCTTCATCCTTGTCTTCTTTGTAGTAATCTGCAACAACACCGGGTTTATTCCCATAGTAATCTTTAATCTCATCTGCGTAGTATTGTGCTACGGGTCCGCCCACCTTGCCTGCTGCTGGGATGTAGTCAACGCCAGCAGCGGCAACATCTAGGGGATCTTGACGGTAGAGAGCATCTGCCATACCAGCCGCGTCGTCTACGGGATCTAACGGACTAAAGTTACCGACAACATTCTTTCCAATACCCGCAACATCTTTCGCAGCCTCACTGGGCTTAGCATACGCCTTATACATTAATCGAGGTAAAGGACCAAAAGGCGATATAGGTGAGGGGCCTTCTTGTTGTAACTGACGCAGGTTCGCTTCACGACGACGCTCTGTTTGATCTGCTTCTATCTGATCGGCATTAAGGATAGAGTTAATCGTTGCGTTCATAGTTTGAGTACGCCTGTTAAGGTCTGCTTGCTTTTGGTCTGCCTCGACAGTTGCATCTGCAAAGTCCTTAGCAACCTGTGAATCACGTTGCTTCTTCTCCTGCTCCATCTTGTACTGGCGCATAGACTCGGCAGTGTCACGTTCGGCTTGAGCAGTGACTGCGGGATCTTCAAAGTATTCGGTGAATCCATCAGGATGTACAATGTACCCCTGTGGTGGACTATCACTGGGGGCAGTCTCTGCTTCTGCTTCTGCTTCTGGCTGCACACTTTCGATAGCAGTCTTGGCCGCAGAGGTACGCAAATCCCTAAGTTGTTGTTGTACGTTGCGAGGGCTTTCAGTTTGCCGCTCTGTTGCGAGGTCATAGCCTTGATCGAGGAGGCGATCTGCGAGTACATCGTAGGGTGGACGCCCGTCGAACTCCATGTCGTCTCTGTAGTTCTCCATCGCGGCAGCTTCATCTTTGACGGTCCACTGACCACCGGGTCCAGATCCGGGAGGTCGCTCATTTTGATTCTTAGCCAACCAATTCTCTAAGTCGGATGCGTATACCTGACGTACACCATCCTCCGTAAGAGTAGGAATCAATACTTCGGAAGGACCGGGATCGTCATAATCTGGAATTCTATCAGCCATTATTTCATACTCTTTGAGCCGCGACACTTCCACTTCTTACGCGAAAGGTTGTTGGGCGAGTTAGGGTCATTGCGCTTCTCGGGGGAGAGGCGCTTCTTAATACCTGCGGAGCGAGCGCAGTAGGAATCACCTTTAGAGGTACCGGGACGGATGCGGTCACCGCCGTCTTTAGCTTTCCCTGCCTGACCGTAAGACACTTTCTTACCTGACGCAGTTTTCTTAACAAACCTCTTTCCCTTACGAGGCTTGAGAGCGTTGCGTGCGGCTTTGCGAGTCTTTGATTGGAGAGTTGCCATAACTACCTTTTCTTACCCTTGTGGAGCCCGTGCCGTGCGTGCTGCTTACCTTCACGGGTAGCTTTACGTTTCGCTGCTGTTGCTGCACGGTAAGTACGATCTTTCATATTCTTATAAGCAGATGCAGGGAGGTAGGCTTCCCCTGTAGCGTCTGGACCCTGCGTACTAGGCTTACCTGATTTGGTTCGCCACTTCTGCTTGGTCCATTTATCTAGGGATTTTTGGGGAGCCTTCTTTGCCATTAGTTTGTATACCCCCCGCCCTTCTCCTTGTACCGCTTGGCTAGCATTTGGGCCTTGCGAGCCGACCATTGTCCTGACGCGCCGCCTTTGTTACCTGCTTTGATTGCAGCGAATAGGCGTCTGCGTAGGGCAGGCTTAGTGTAGTTGCCTGCTTCATTGACCTTGCTCTTCTTCTCAGCCACTCTTTGCCTCGATAACTACGGGTTCTTGATCTGCAACAACCTCCTCCGCGTTGAAGTAATCACCACGGAGTTTCTTCGTTTCACGTTTAACTTGTACTAACGCAGTTACAATATCTGTGTAGGCGTCTTGTGGTCTCCCCTCTACAGAGTTCTTAGTCGCAAGG